ATGTGATTGGGATAACATCATTTCTAGACTTGACAAGCAAGGTGCTATTGAGGAAAATGTTGTATTTGTAGACAGAGATTTCTCTTTCGACATTGACGATATGCTTTCTCAGCAGTCTTCTAATGCAGCAGGTGGTGTATCTTATGGTCTTTTTGACAATGAGAAAGAAATGGCACTTAACCTAGGATTTACAGGATTTAGAAGAGGTTATGACTTCTATAAGTCTGATTGGAAATATTTGAATGACCCAACAATGAGAGGTGGATTACCTACAGGTGCAGGGTCAGGTAGAGTTAATGGACTTTTAGTTCCTGCAGGTTCTACTTCAGTATATGACCAAATTCTTGGTAAGAATGCTAAGAGACCATTCTTGCACGTTAGATATAGAGCTTCTGAAACTGAAGACAGACGTTACAAGACTTGGATTACAGGTTCTGCAGGTGGAGCAGAAACTTCTAGCCTAGATGCTATGGAGGTTCACTTCTTATCTGAAAGAGCAGTATGTACTTTAGGTGCAAACAACTTCTTCTTATTCCAAGAGTAAGAATGAAAATATGTAATTTTTACCCCCGTTATTGTGACGGGGGTAATTATTACTTTTATAAACTTTAATTTAATTTTACTATAATGAAAAAAAAGACAACAACAAAAGTTGTATTTGCAGACAAGCAATATAAACTTACAAGAGACGTAGCACCTCTTTCTTTTATGCTACCAACAAGACATTCAAGAAGATTCCCACTATTACATTTTGATGAGAACGAAGGAATTAACAGAGAACTTCGTTACGCAAGAAATCAAAAATCACCATTTGTAGATGAGCAAGATGGTAATGCAATATTAGAGCCTGTAATATTTGAAGATGGATTTCTGTTTGTTAGAAAAGAGAATCAAGTACTCCAACAATTTTTACATTATCACCCATTAAACGGAACAAAGTTTGTTGAGGTTGACAAAGCTAAAGATGCAGCAGATATTGTAGACCAACTTATGGTTGAGGCTGATGCTTTAACAGAAGCAAAAAAATTATCTCTTGAACAACTAGAAAATGTATGTAGGGTTTTATTTAATACTAACGTAGATAAACTAACTTCTTCTGAAATGAAAAGAGATGTTTTGGTTTTTGCTAAAAATAATCCTCAAGACTTTTTAGATATTTGTAGTGACCCTGAATTAAAAATAATGGGTACAGTACAATCGTTCTTTGATAAAGGACATTTGGCTTATAGAAAAAGCGGAAAAGAAGTGTGGTTTAATACACCTACAAACAAAACCAAAATGCTAAACGTACCATTCGGTGCTGATGGATTGGATTTAGTTGTATCATACCTTCAATCTGACGAAGGCATTGATATTTTAAAGCACTTAGAATCTCTATAAATAAATGTTGTATATTTGCAGGATAGTGCTTACACCAAGTAGGTGTAGGTTTTTTTACTAATCTTAAATAATATATTATGTTAAAGTATTTGGAATTCGAAACAAAGCAAGGTAAACAACAGGTAGCTGCTGACAGTGTCCTTTTTATTGAAGTACTCAGTGATTTGGTTGCTCACATTTACTTAAAGAATGCTAACAATAGTTACTTAGTAGTACAGGGTCAAAACCTCGAAAACGGTTTTCTTAAAGTAGTGCAAGACGCTATCTTTGTAGCTGCCACTACTAATTGGATGAAACCAATTTCTGAGGTAGTTTTTGATGGACCTTACTTAGGTGTTGGAATTGAAACTATTAAACTAGAATGCATACTGTGCAAAGAAGGTAAGGTTTAAGCTTAATTTAAACTAACCCCACAGGATTAACTTAGGGACCTCTTCATTTTTGAAGGGGTCTTTTTTTTTTAGTTATCTTTGTACAAAAGAATTAGAGATGATAAATTCAGTAAGGCAAACAGTAATGTCCATCCTGAATAAAAATAATTACGGATACATATCTCCGTCAGATTTTAACTTATACGCTAGACAGGCACAGTTAGATATATTTGAAACATATTTTTATTCATACAACTACCAATTGCAAAAAGAAAATGCAAGACAGTCGGGAACGGGATATGCGGATATTACAAAAGGTTTAGAAGAAGTTATTGATACTTTTTCTGTTACACTTCCATTATTAAATTCAGGTGGTAATAACTATTTTTTACCCTCATTAATTACTACAAGTAATGATTACTATTTAATAAATAAAAATCTTGTATACAATAATGAGTTAGCTGAAGGAACAACAACCGCTACAAACGGGGGTGGTGTGTTGGTTCAAGACGTAACTGCTGATTTTATTTCTGCAGGGGTTCAAGTTGGAGATATAGTTTCTACTGTAACAAACGGTATTACATATAACACTATAGTAGTTAATATAATTAGTTCTACAGATTTACTTGTATCAACCACACCTAGCGAAATTGTTTGGAATGCAATAGGAAAAACATATAACATATATTCTGTTAACGATGTTAAGGAGGCAGAGAAAGTTACGCATAGTAAAATAACAATGCTTAATAACTCTTTACTAACTAGACCTAACCTTACATACCCTGTGTACATACAAAACGGTTTGACGGTACAAATACACCCAAACACTGTTGACGGTGTTGGACAGTTGGTTTCTCAATATATTAGATTTCCTTATCCACCAAATTGGACATACGTTAGTTTAACTAATGGAGAACCTGCGTTTGATGAAACTGCAGTTGATTATCAAGACTTTGAACTACCGAATGATGACGAAGTAAACTTAGTTATGAAAATACTTCAATACGCAGGAATGAGTATTAGAGAGATAGCAGCCGTACAGTTTGCGGGAAGCGAAGAAGCACAAAGTGAACAACAAGAAAAATAATTATGGCATATATATCACAATATCAGTACTACGAAAACGGAGGTGTTTCTCCTGAAGATTCTAATTGGGGTTCATATCAATATGTTTCTTTAGAAGATATAGTTAATAATTTTATGTTAATGTATACAGGGAATCATAGCCTTGTAAATAACGAAGAAAGATATAAGGTATTATTTCACGCAAAGAGAGCAATACAAGAATTAAACTACGATGCCTTTAAAGAAATTAAAATACTAGAACTTAGTGTTTGTGACACATTGAGATATGTGTTACCATCTGACTATGTAAATTGGGTTAGAATATCTATGTATAAAGATGGTATACTTTATCCATTAAGTGAAAACATTCAAACTAATTGGGCAAACGCATATTTACAAGATAGTGATTGCCGTATACTATTTGACATAGACGGTAACGCACTAAGTCCTCAAGACTCTACTATAGATTATCAGAGAATAAAAGGTGGTAAAAGGTCTATCTATTTAAATCAAAACTCTCCATATAATGGAAAGGAAGGTTATTGTTGTGACGGGCAATGGTTTTTTGAATATGGTATTGGTGCTCACTACGGGTTAAATACAGAGACTGCCAACGCTAATCCTACTTTTAAGATTAATCCTAAAGGTGGTGTTATTAATTTTAGTTCAGGTATGGCAAATGAACTTTGTGTTTTAGAGTATGTGTCAGACGGTATGGAAAACGGTAATGATAGTTTAGTTACTGTAAACAAACTGTTTGAAGATTTCATCTATGCAGCAATTGAATTTGCAATACTAGGCTCCAAGGTGGGGGTACAAGAATACATTGTAGCTAGACTGAGAAAGCGTAAATCAGCATTGCTTAGAAACGCAAAAATCAGAATAAGTAATATACATCCCGGAAGACTATTACAAAATCTAAGGGGTAGAGATAAGTGGATAAAGTAATATGGCGAATACGACAAGAAATTTTACTCAAGGAAAAATGAATAAGATGGTGGATGAACGTCTTGTCCCTGACGGGCAGTACGTTGATGCACTAAACATTCGTATGGGTTCTACTGAAGGCTCCGAGATAGGTGTTATAGAAAATTCCAAGGGTAATAACCAACTAACTAGCTTAAGATATTTAAACGCTAATTTAAGCGGTGCAGCTAAATGTATAGGTGCATTTGAAGATGGTGCATTTGAAACAATGTATTGGTTTGTTCACGACCCCAACTTTGAAGGACCGGGAACATTAACAAATGTAGTTGATTTAATTGTTTCTTTTAATACAGAAACACAACTCTTAAGATATCACGTTATTAGTATTGGTGACCCACTAGATGTCACACAGACTAAAACCACATTAAACTTTAACTCAGATTACTTAATCACAGGAGTAAATAAGATTGAGAACTTATTGTATTGGACCGATAATTATAACGCACCAAGACAGATAAATGTAAATAAAAATTATGCTAATCCTGTTGGGCAAGTTGATGGGTTTAGTGCAGAAGAATTGTTGGTTATTAAAAAACCACCTGTTACATCTCCATTGGTTACACCTGTTGCTACGTCAAGCCAAGATAATTTTTTGGAAGATAGGTTTATAAGCTTTGCTTATAGATATAAGTATGCTGACGGAGAGTATTCCGCTACGTCACAATTTTCAGAGCCAAGTTTTTTACCTAATGCATTTAGATACGATATTAGTACTGCATTAAATTCGGGTATGTTAAATACCACTAACGCTGCTACTATAAGATATAATTCAGGTGGTCCGTTAGTAAAAGAAGTTGATATTCTTTTTAAGGATATGAACAGTTCTGTAATTAAAGTTATTGAATCACTAAACAAAGAGCAGGTAGGGTTAGCAGATGATACGGAATACAACTTTAATTTTAATAACAGTAAAATATTTACAATTCTGCCTACTTCAGAAATTTTAAGGTTATATGATAACGTACCGCATTTAGCACAGGCTCAAACAATGATGGGTAACAGGCTAATGTATGGGAACTATTATGAGCAATATGATTTACAAAGAGATTCTGTACCAACTAAGTTTGAATATACTGTAAGTACATCTCAGGAATCAATAGGTAGAACTGACTTAGAAGGTTTAACCGTTCAAGGAAACTATAGTGTTAATGGTGCTCAAGCAATACAGAATAGTGTTGTTGAAGTAGATTTAGATGGATTAGACTTAATACAAGGTGCTACATTAAATATATTAATAAGGTTTGAACACAGTAGTTGGACAGGACAAGCACCATTCCCTGCTGATGAAACTCAAGAACAAAGTATAGAGTTTACTTATATATTACCTCAAAATTTTTCTTCAGTTTACGACTTAGCTAGTTCTGTAGACTTTGCAGAAAAGGTAGGTGTTATAACTAATATACAAACAGTAGATAATGCTTGTAGTGGATTAACATTAACAGATTTATTTAATTGTACAATTTCAAATGAGTTGTCAGGATTATTTAAATATGAAAGTGGAATAAGTACCACAGGTCAACCTATAGAAATTATTACAACTCCGGGGTCAACTAGCATAAAATTACAGTTGTTAGCTATGTCTTTTGTGGATGACCCTACAGGAGCAGCAATTACACAAACTGTATGGGAATACTATAAAATAAACTTAGTAGATGCAGTCTATCAAGAGTTAGGAGACCCATCAAGTTTACATAGTAATAGAGGGTATGAGATTGGTATAGTTTATATGGATGAATTCAATAGAGCGACATCTGCACAAGTTAGTTTAAATAACAACGTGCACGTTCCCTGTTCTGCATCTGAATTTAAAAACACAATTAATGTAAATATACCAACATCACAACTAGCACCGTCTTGGGCAACTAGGTATAAGTTTGTAATAAAACCTGATAAGGAAATTTATAATACAAT